GCAACGGTTGAGCTTCGTCACGAACTCTGATGCCTCTTTGTTTGAATCCGGCAGGGAGATTAGCCAAGGTGCCCGCATCGAGAAGTTGTCTTAATGCAGTTGTAGCAGTTCTAGATAAACCGCCAATCATGTGGATGAGGCCGAATCCATAAAAGCCTAGTCCTGGTAAAAATTTAAAGTGTACAAAATAATCTTTTCTTTTTCTTGTTTGGTCTTGTGGATCGTAGTTTCTCCTAATTGCTAATACATCACCAGATCCTTCAACAACTGTAACTATGTATGGAAGTTTAATTCCTGTTTCTTCACCAGTCTCCATATCTTTATCTTCATAGCCTGGTAAATCTAAATCTACATGACACTCGATAAGTGTGTATACTTCGTCTTTGTTATTGACACTTGCACCGTCGAGCTCGGCTTTCTTTTCTTCAATATCGTTTGGCTCATAAGAAAAACTACCAAGATCTATATCTCTATAAAACTCACTGATCTGTTGTTTACGTAAATCGTTTGCTGACATTTTTATAACGTGCATGATAGAGTCTGCATCTTCTAGTGATGTTGCACTGTAAGGCACAACTAAATCTTCAGCAGGTACAAACTTAGATACACAACGCATCATTGTTTGATCATAGTAAACTTTTTTAAATGTTGATCCTGCAAGCGGTAAATCAAATAACATCTGATCAAACTCTGGCTCATACTCTTTCATCTCAACCATGATCTGATAGTTCATAAATTCTTTTACACGTTCCGCTTGCGCCTCTTTCATCTCGTCGATAAGTCCAACAATTTGAGTTCTTACTGGTCCGCCTGCTGGTAATAATTCTTTGTAAGCTGATGCTTGAAACTGTGTTACTGCTTCTGCAAGCACAGGGTGTGTTGCACCACTTGCACCTTGAAAAGGTTCTGTTCTGTTTTCATACTTGAAACCAAGAAGGTCTAAACCTTTTATATATGCTTGCTCCCAATCATCACGAGAAGATTTATAATCTATAAAGTTTGATAATAGTTCAGAACTTACCTCGCCCAAAACATCGTCGTCTAAATACTCAGCTAAATTTGCTTCATGGTTTTCTCCACCCTCAGCTGTTACAGCTTGTGGGTCAAAGTCTACTTCGACTCCGCCATCCTCTAATTCATTTATTTCAACAGGACCTTTTACAGGTTCCTCCTGTTGTAATTCAACCTCTTGTTCATTAGCCTCGATTTCTATCTTGGCTCTATCCGGTTCGTTAGGTAAATCTTTATCTATCGCCATTATGCTGTCCTCTCTTTAAATAGTGATCCAACCCCACCGCCTTGTGCTTTTTTTGTAAAATCATCACCAGGTTCAATGTTTGGGTTTTTAAATTCATCTTCAAAATTTTTCATCATGCGTTGTATTTTTTCTTTTGGTGTTAAATTAACTCCAGATAATTTTTCCCATGACATTAAACCACCTCTTAAATCATCTGTTGGCACACCTATATTTTCAAAGTCTTGTATTTCACCTTTAAAAAATTCACCGGCTTCAAATGTAGGTCGACTTTCTTTAACTCCTGATTTGGTAGCCATTCTTTCACCAGGATAATAATCCATCGCAACTTGCTGTCCGTCATCTCCACGACCAAATATACCCACTGCTCCTGACTGTAAGTCTTCTTCTAAAAATATTTCACCACCAGATAAACTTTCATCTTTTAGTTTGTATCTAACAGTCGTATCGCCGCCTGATGTAAAATCATCATATTTAGGTTCTCTTGTAATTTTACCTTTTGTTTTAATTTGGTTGACAAGTAATGGAAACCAATCCGGCATCCCCGGTGCTGGTGTAATTACTCTTGCTGGTGCTGCCATCTCTGCAATTTGTTTAACGCCTTTCGGCATGAATAAACTACCTATGCCTGCTCCAAGCATTCCTAAGAATCCACGTCGCCCGATCTTTGGTCCACCGCCATCTTGTAGACCGATACGATTAATCGAAGGGTTTAGTATAGGTCTTCCATCTTCTGTTAGACCAAATGGAGCAATAGGTCCTCCACCCTTTTCTTCACCAAAAGGCGAGATAAAAGTGTTTCGCAATAACCCAAGTCTTTCATTTTCTTCTTTGCTCATAATTTTACTAAACTTGGGGTTTTTAAATGGATCAAACATCCCTGGTCTTCTTGGTCTTGCTCTCCTTGGGTTAACTGCTTCGTCAAAAAGTTTCCTTTTTTCTAACAACTGATTGTATTCATCTTCAAACTTGGAAAAATCTGATTGTGTTACATTTGCTAACTGAGGGAGACCAAACGGATTAAGTTTTGGTCCATGATGACCACCAGGGCTTTTACCTGGTCGTGACGTAAACTCACCAGGATCTTTAGTGGCCTTCTTCAGCGTTGACGTTGACACAGGTGTTGGTGTAGCAGGAGATACAAAATCTTTAAAACCTGCTAGTCTCATGTAGTCCTGAATAGATAGATCTTTACCTAGACCGCCACCGTCTTGTAGACCGATACGCATAATACCACCCTCTGCCTTCTTTGGTCTGTTGATTGGTATTACTTTTTCTGCTTGCACCATGTCCATTATTTCATCAAAACTTTTACCAAAGTTTTCTATGTCCATCATTAACTCTTCAGCTCTTGCTAGGTCTGTTTGTTTTTGCCTATTTATTTTTAAAAGATCATCAGCAACGGCCTCAGCTTCTGTAAGCTGTTCTATGCTCATGTCCGGTGCTCCTTCTGCAATTTCTCTTATAGCGCTTAACTGATCTTCTGGTAGTTCTGCATTTTCAATAATGTCAACCATGAGATCTTCTTCATTGCCCATTAGCTTTTGAGATTCTATGTACGCTCTTAAACGATCATCATCCTCATCAAGCATTCTCTTCGGATCACCTGGAGGATAACCCTCGTTTGCTCTTTCTATTAAAACTCTTCTAGCCTCTTCTGGACTAGCCCCTGTCTTTGCAGCAATGTCATCTAGATAATGATCAAGAGCAGTTTTAGATGTTTTAAATTTAGTAAAATTTAGATCATCCATTGTGCCTAAAGCGGTTTCGTCTTCAACTACCGAATCAATTTGTCTTTCTATACGTTTTAAATCTTCTATCTGTTCTTCTATTCTTTTAGTTCCAGCAGACACATCCTCAATTGATTTTTCAATTAGTTTTACAATATCGGCTTTGGTTGATTCTGGTGCTGTGGATCGAGTGATCTTAAAAAAAAGATTATTTAAAATTTTTCTAATAAAGTCCATTAGTAATACGTCCTCTGCTGGTGGGATACAGGTTCATCATCGTAGTCTTCTGGATGTTCCACAAAGCCACCTTGTCTAAATCTCATTACGGCTTGAGTTGTACTATCTACTAAGTCGTCGTATTCACCTAGCGGAAATGCAGCGCACTCCTCAATAACCTCATCAGCAAACTTACGGTCTGGATACCAAACCATGCCCGCCTCGAATATTGGCGCAACAGCGTTTACTCTTGTATGTTTATCATTTCCCTTGCTTGGTGTAAAGTT